ATTGCTGTTTGCGTTGTTGTTTGCATTATTGTTTGCATTATTGTTTACATTGCTGTTTACATTGTTGTTTGCATTGTTGTTTACATTGCTGTTTACATTGTTGTTTGCATTGCTGTTTACATTGCTGTTTGCATTATTGTTTACATTACTGTTTGCATTGCTGTTTGCGTTGTTGTTTGCATTATTGTTTTCGTTGCTGTTTAAATTGTCTGGTTCTTGGTTAGACATATAGTATTTATTACATTTTTTTTTGAATAATTTATTTTTAGAGTAGAAAGTAAAAAAGTTTATCTAATCTTATTATAGGATGTTGATTTATTATAAATTCAATGGTGAATTACACAATGTTGAAATTCATAAGTATGCGTCTTTTTACCATTTGAGAAAAATAATTTCGAAGAGAGTGAAGAGTGTAGATTACACTATTGAGTTGAACGGAAAGAGTTTGAGTTATATGAATGACGAAACACCTTTAGATTATTTGAATATAACGAATGGTTCTATATTGAATATTAACGGAAAAATCAAAGGTGGTATATCTGCAATTAAAGTCATATTGATTATTATCGCAGCTATTTTTGTATTCCTTGTTATCCCTATGATATTGTATTGTGGGTTTCTCCCATTTATCGCACATGTGGGTCAACTATTTGTTGTAAAGATACTGGATTGTATAATAAGTAAAATATTCAGATTGCCTAGAATTGCAGAGTACAAAAGCATATTCTCATTTATTGTCAAATGTTTCATGTTGATCTTTCAATTACTATTCCTCTATTATGCTTCGAAAGTCATATTCAGTGGATCGTATCTTCTCTGGTACAGTACACTCAAAGGATTCAGTAACATGTTCAATAAATCCGAATCGACTTGTGAAACAATGAGTATGATATCAACATTGTCCATGGTGTCATCAATATGTTTCATTATATTTTATGGTATTTTCAGAGCACCTAATATGTTATTTGGTATGGAGAATGTGTTTATTAAACTATTAAATAAACTGGGCATGAGTTCTATATCATCACTATTAGATCCAACTAAAGCAACAACTAAAGAGTTAGTATATGAAGGTAAATTCAGTTTCTTTGAAGCAATTCCTATTGCAGGACAGATAATCATGGTTATTTTTGATGCATTGGATACAGGTATAAGTGTTATTGTTGATATTCTTTCAGAACTCGTTCAGTTCGGTTGTGGATCATCAGTACCAACATTATCTATTGAAAGTATCAAAAAGAAACTCCAAAATAAACAGAGTGTAAAACAAGTTGCCAAAAACTATATCAAAAAGAAGAGAAACGATTATAAAGCATCAAAAAATAGCCAAGATGATGATGATGATGATGGTTCTATGAAATTATCGATATTTAATGGCAGTAATTCTGATGATGCTTGTAAACTCTTCGATTTAAGTGGATGTTGTTCTGATGATTTCCTAAACTCATTAAATGTTGTCTTTGAAACAATGTTGAATAACGGTATGATGCTTCAGGAATTGAGAGAGTTAGGTTTAGTTAGAATAATGAAAATTTTACAAAAAATATCAAACACTCAAGAAATAAACGCAGGTGTTCAGAGATTTAAGGATGCATTCGGTCCATTCAAACTTTTAGACAACAACTTCACATCTGTCATGGCTCTGTTCCTGAAATACTGTTTATGTAACGTATTCTATGTCGCACAATTGTTACAGAACACTGTATTACTGATTGGTACACCACTTGATATAAGTGACACTATCAAATGTGGATTCATTGGTGGTACAATAACAGCATTCATATATTACTTCTCTGTCATCTGTATAATATTCTTGGGCTTAGACATCCTTGATAAAACATGGTCGATTGTTGTTTCTATAATAATATTGATTGTGTTGTTAGCAATTAGACCATACATACCAATTCCTGTTCCATTGATTCCATTATAAGTAAACGCGTTACAAACCAATCTCTTCTATCTTCAACTAATTATTATTATGATAGTCTATATTATCATAGGAATTATTTCTTTGTTCCTACTATTATTAGTATTTTTGAGAAAGATTAAGAATTTCCTGTACTTTCAACCATTCCCAGCATTCAATTACAACAGTTTAGATGGTGTAAAAGATGTATGGTTAAAATTTAATGACAAAGGAGATAAACTACATTGTTGGTATTATCAATCTTCAGATAAGAAAAGAACAGTGTTGTTCTGTCATGGAAATGCCGGAAATATCGGTATTAGACAGAGTATATTGCAAACTATGATAAACCATGGAATATCATTCTTCATATTCGATTATAGAGGATTCGGAAAGAGTGATGGAAGAACTTTTATGGAATCCATATATGAAGATGCAAACATCTGTTACAAATATTTGAAGAACAAACTGAAAATCAAAGATATCACCATATTGGGTGAATCTATCGGTTCATACCCCGCATCCAAATTGGCAAAGACTTATGATATCAAAAAACTTATCCTCATCGGTGGTATTAACAGTATATACACAGTTGTTGAAAGTTTGATACCAATATTCTTTGTTAAATGGCTTGTATGGGGTGATTTCAATGTTGGAGCTAACCTTTTGGATTACAAGGGTAAAACAATGTTGATGCATTCTCCAACAGATAGAATTGTTCATATTAAGAACGCGGTTAAGAATTTGAAAATATGTGGAAAGGATAAATGTAAATTAGTGAAGGTTAAAGGTGGACATAACAGCATGGAACTGGATTGGGGAGAAATAAAGAGTTTTATTTTGAATTAGAAAAAAATATGACTTAATATTAGTTATGAGTACATCTTCTTCAGATTTCAGTTATAATAAACTGTCAATATTGTACGGTATACTTTTAGGTGTTGTTGTTTTTATTGTTTTCTTCGCAATGAGTTATGGAACATCCCATTTACTAACACTCAACTATATTTTTAAAAAAGCAGAAGAGTGGAAACACAAATTCGGTGATGGAGGAACACAAGCAGACAAAAATAGATTGTTATTGAACAGATCAAACAATGGTCTAAATTACATAAAACAGATAGTCTGTATTCTGAACTATGTCCTCTTGGGTAATCTGGTTGGATCGAAGGACAAAGATCAAAACAACTCATCTCTATCCGTTATATTAAGTAAATGGATTCAAAATTTGTCATTCAAATGGACAGCAAAACTGTACATTGTTCTATTAGCAGCCGGATCTGCACTAATGTTGATGAAATTGACTGTTAATTTTACTGTTACAACCATTATATCAGAAACTATCCGATCAAATAATGAAACAGCACCATTTGGTCAACCTGAATATTCACCATCTACCAGTATTTTTACACAATTTCTCAAAATGATTCTACTATTCGCATTGAATATGTGTGTTGCTGTTGGTCCAACCGCATTTGTTTACATCTGGAACTTGATATGTCCAATATATCTATGTGATAGTACAAAAGGACAGAAATTTTCTTGGGGACACTTCTTCAAAAAGTGGTTCACACTTATTGCAACTGCATGTGTATTGATTGGTGCATTAATATATTTCTATTACAACATATTCAGTCAGGGTTTGAATATATTCAAGGACGAGAAACTGAACTCAATGACATCAAACACAAGTTACTCAAAGAGTATACTACAAGATTCATTCAACAAAGATGATAGTGGATTTGTTGGGAAAATATTCAAATTTATGAACAGTTTATCTGGTAATTACGGAATATGGATATTCGTATATGTTGTATTCTTCATATTTGAATTTCACAACATGTTTGGAAAGAAAAAGATAGACTTTAGAACCCAAATAATCAAATTCTTAGTAGTAGCATTAGTACTCTTTTCATATTCACTGTTCGTTGCATACAGAAATTATGGAAAGACTGATGAAGATAATCAAATATTCGACAAAAATAACAACTTAACAGAACCTATGTACAAAGATAACGTTAACAACCTATTCCAAGCAATCGTTAAATACAACTACCCATGTATGCCATTTGAGAATAAATCCTCTTAAAAACTCTAATGCTAAGTTACTCCTCGCCTAAATGTTCTCTTCTAGCATTCTGGTAATCTTCTTCTGCTTTCTTCTTTTTATGCTTCATAATACCATATGTTGACCCTCCAAATCCAACAGCACCAGCAATTCCTCCTGAAACAGCAGTTATTCCTATTGCACCTGTTCCTATTGCCCATCCAGCCAATCCGCCCAATGGTCCACCAAGAACTAATCCAATAACTCCTGTTATTAATGTATTTTTCAAGATATTTTTGCTCTTCTGATGCTTGTTTGCACATGCAAGATCATTATTAGCATTATCCACTGTTACATCTATTTCGGTTATAATGTCATCTACATTATCCAATTTTTCATCATCCTGTTCAACCAATATACTCAAATTCTCCATTGTTTCTTTTATAATCATTGTATCTCTCATCAATTTCTCATAATCTTCTTCATCCTCTTGTCTCATTAGTTCCTCAACATCTGTTATTTCATTATTTTTGTCAAACTTTGGTATTAATTTAAGATATGACATATAATTTTTAATACATTTTTTTTTTAAATTCGATTTTGGTAAACATATCTAAAAAAATAGGTTATCTTTACTAGTAAATGTGTGGAATATTTGGATACAGAGGTGATAAATATACTAGAGAGCAACTCATAGAGTTCTTGAAAAGAAATAAACACAGAGGACCAGATAATACAAAATACAAAGAGTGTGGTGATATATTCTTTGGGTTTAACAGATTGAGAGTTAACGGATTAGATTCAATTAGTGATCAACCATTTCATATGAAAGGTTGTTATTTGATTTGTAATGGAGAGATTTACAACTACAAAGCACTTATTACCAAGTATGGTTTGGAGGATGAGTATAAATCGCATAGTGATTGTGAAATTATTATTCATCTCTACAGATTGTTCGGTATTAAAGGTTTAGTCCGAAGGTTGGATGGTGTTTTCGCATTCATGTTGTATGATGAATTGAATGATCAAATCTATGTTGCGAGAGATCCATTGGGCATCAGGTTTATGTATTGTTCTTTTGCTGATGGACAGGTTGCAATTGCTAGTGAGATGAAGAGTTTAACAAGTTTCAAAGATGTAGCTCAGTTCCCTTCTGGTCATTATTGGACAAATGGTGAATTTCACTCTTTTTACAACTTTGATTTTAAAGTTTGTGATCATGTGACAGATGACATTGTAACTAATGGATTGAGAGTTCTATTTGAGAGAGCAGTTGAGAAGAGACTCATGGCTGATCGTAAAGTTGCGTGTCTACTCTCAGGTGGATTGGATAGTACATTAGTAGCCGCGATTGTTTGTAAGAAGTTGGGAGCTGAAAATATAAATACTTATTCAATTGGTATGAAGGGTTCTGTTGATTTGAAATATGCTCAAATCGCAGCGGATTATTTTGGAACAAATCATACAAACATTGAGTTAACAGAAGAAGAGTTCTTAGGTGCAATTGAGTCTACAATCAAACAGATTGAGAGTTGGGATACAACAACTGTTAGAGCATCAGTTGGTAACTATTTGGTGAGTTTGTATATTGATGAAAACAGTGATGATGATAAGGTCATTTTTTGTGGTGATGTTTCAGATGAAATGTTTGCTTCTTATAGAGGGTTTATGTCTGCTGACACAGATGAGAACTTAATAAAAGAGAATATTGAGATGTTGAAGAATATAAGATTTTATGATGTTCTCAGGAGTGATAAGAGTATAAGTGGTGCAGGTTTAGAGGCACGTGTTCCATTTGGAGATTTAGAGTTGATGGAGTTTGTTATGTCTCTTCCAGCAAAATACAAGAAGTTTGATAAGGAGAAGATGGAGAAGTTTTATATCAGAACAGCTTTTGATGGTTATTTACCGGAGGAGTTGTTGTGGAGAAGGAAGGAGGCTTTCAGTGATGGGGTGAGTTCACATCAGAGAAGTTGGTTTGAGGTTATTAAGGAGTTTGTTGATAGTAAGATTACAGATGAGGAGTATGAGGAGAAGAGACATAAATATACTCATTGTCAGCCGTATGATAAAGAGTCACTGTTTTATAGAGAGATATTTGATAAGTACTATCCAGATGGACATGAAACTATTCCTTATTATTGGAGACATCCTTTCAACAGTATTCTCGATCCTTCTGCAAGATTATTGGACACTTATTAAAAAAATATTGGCTTAGTATATAGTGATATGAATGTCAATATTCCGAATTATGCAAAGAATGTGAAAAAATCGTACATTAACACTAACTGTCCGAATATGACTTGTTATAATAAGGCTTATTGCAATTACATTAAGAAAAGATGTGGAACAAGTAATAAATGTTCGGATAAGAAGTTCTGTCAGAGAGCTGATGTGAGATTGAAGAGAATGCAGTGTAATGCCATAAGAGGAAAGTGTGGATCATGGACAAACTGGGGTGCTTATAACTGTTCTAACAATCAACAGAAGAGATTTTGTGCAAGATACAATGCACAAAAGAAGATAGGATTATTATCGAACGATCGTAACTCACAGAATGTACGCCAAGGAAAATCATCTAATCTGTATTGTATTGAGAAACCTGTTTACAGTAATAGTGCAGACCAGAGGTTCTACAATAAAATTTATAATCGTGTTCATACAAGTTTTGTGAGAAGATTCTATCCAGATCCGAGTAAGTTGACAAAGATACAGTTGAAGAAACTGAAGGCTTATGCAAAACAGTATACACTTCAATGGTTAAAAAGTTATGCATCATCGCAAGGTCCAACTGTTGACGGGTGGCCTGCTACATCATTAGTTGGTGATAATAACCAACACTTTTCAGAGGTTCATGATGGATATGCTACAAACTGTTGTATATCTAAAACCAATTTGAAACTTATAAAAAAGGCTATTCGTGATTCTGGATCTTTCTGCAAAATACAGAAAGGACCATGTTCTAGCCTATATTGTAGAAAGATGATTGAATTACGTCGTAAACAGTTACGCGGTTAAAGATTCAACATATCTTACCAAATTATTCTTTCTTACCAGAGCCATCAAATCATCCTTTCTGGCTGATGATTTGTACTTAATACCTTTATCATCCAATCCTTTCTTGATCATAGCCACGGTTATAGTCTTCTTCTTTTTAGAAACCTTGATTTTAACCTTGGGCTTAGGGACGGATGTAGTTGTTGTTTTAACAACTGGGTTAGGTGTATCTGTTGATCGTGTTTGGTTAATAATTGGCTTTTTCTTGTCACTAATCTTATTAATCATTCGCTTAATAGGATTAGCTGTTGTGTTTTCAAGATCGATCAATTCCGTATCAATACGATCACTTATCGTCATCTTCGACTCTCTCTTCTCAAGCTCCTTGTTAATCTTATCTATGTAAAAGTACAAACGTTCACGTTTCTTAAGAAGTTCACGCTTATTCAAGTTCTCAAATGATGTGGTCATATACTTTTTATTGAAAAAAAAATATTATCAAAAAAAAAAATCAATTTTTTCAATAAAAACACTTGATTATAAATAGTCTACTTACATTTCAACTGCTTTCCTCTTTCGTTTGCGAGGTTGTAAACGTTCATGAATATGATTTCCGATTTTTCCTTCACCATACTCCTTCTTCAACTCCTCAAAGTACTTCGGGAACGTTTTACGATGTTTGTCGTTACATTTCACCTTATGTCCTCTACCTGCAAGCATTCCCATGTACTTTTCCGCCATTTCCATATCCTCGTCACCGAAGAAGATGAAATTGTCGCTTAGAAGTACATTTTGACCACTCAGATCCCTCTTACGATGACTGGAATTGTGAAAATCGTTTTCCAATTGTCGCAATTTGTCATTGTATATACAATCTGTTCGATCTTGGTGCTTCTCATAATAGGTCGAGAAATCCATAACATCTGTCACTTTTGCAATATAAGCAAGTTTGTGACTGTATTTACATGCTTTACTGTAAAAAGCAACAATGTAATCACCTTTTTTCGCAGAACGTCTAATGACTGGCTTACAACATCCAAGTGTTAGAAAACCATCCTTTGTACAAGGTGCAAAACCTGTATCATACATTAAAATATAGGAGTAAATCCGCATGACACTATCTAAAAATAGTCTGTAGTCAAAAAAAAAATAATCAATTTTTATAATCCTACAACATGTTACATGTCTGCATCTTTATGTTCTGGTACGACCACAACAGGAATTGCTTCATGTTCTTCATGTAAACGTTTAACCTCTTCTTTCAAATTTGTAATCTCATCCTTCATCTTTTCTTCATTCTTCCGCAACGTTGAAAGATCCTCCTTAACCTTCTCTTGTGCTTTCTCTGCAAGTTCTCTATGGCAACACATTGCACAACCTACAATCCCTAAGATAATTATTGCACCAATTTCAACAAATATTATCAACATTGCTTCAAATAGAATGTTATCAAGATAATCTGGCATACAGTTAGATTTCCAACAAGCATCTTCATTTGGAGTTGCTGTACAGTTGTCTGGCATATTGATATTGTGTAAATATCCATAAACAACTAGTGACCAAAATCTGAACAGATTGTTTAGAACTACACACCATATTGTCCATGGACGCATATACATTGTGAATACTTCACCAGAATAAAAATGTTTGGAAGGATTAGAAAAATACAAATTTATTGCTGTTGCAACATTGAGAAGAGCTACCAACTGAATGTTTATCCAAGGTGCTCCACATCTTGTAGATATCGATTCTGGTGTGTTTGTGTTAGTCAAAGCATCAACGTATGCTATCGTTTCCGCCCACAAAAAGATTGATATTAGATTGTACAGTATATTATGTACGTTTCTGTAATTTTCCAGACAACACACTCTGACTTCCGAAAGAGCGTATTTATCAACAATTATCACTTCTTCTTTTTTGATGTCACCAACATAAGTTCTCACCGACTCATCACGTTCAATCCCAACTATTTCCATATCATGTTCTGATATAAATAAATTATTTGACATGATTTGGTAAAAATATCGAAATATCTGAAAAAATATTAATCATTTTTTTTCTCCAAAAATAAAAAAAATGATTTTTCTTATACAACCTAAACAGACATTGTTATAAGAAAAATATATGGATGATCAAAGAATTGCATTAACATGGGGAGACGCTGGTGAAAACCACGTTGGTATGGAGATTATTGGTAATCTTCAGGAAACTGGAACGGGTTTTGGTTTTGATGATTTAGAAGCTATTGATGAATATTTGATGGAGAATGGTAATTATCAAACAGAATTTGTGGATCTATCCTATAATGGTTCAGATGAACCAGCAGGTGTTTTGATAATTCGTGAATTTGTTGAAGAGGATGAACTCAAGAAATTGTTTAACGAACTTAATGAGTGTGAATGGGACAAAAAGTTTTACGACACTCGTAGAAAGAAGGTTCTGAACAAGCGACTTAGGTACAATTTAATGTTTCAACATGGTGTGAGTCAAGATGCAGATTATGAGGGTAGTCGGGGAACAATTGTTGATATTGACAGTTTGCCAATTTTGACACAAGTTGAGAATAGACTCTTTAAGGTTCTAAAAGATGCTATGGAATCATCTACATGTGAAACAGAGTGGGTTGATCTCATTTGTGAAGGTAATAACTATTATGATGCTACAAAATGTGGTATTGGATTTCATGGTGATACCGAGAGAACACGTGTTATCTGTCTCTCAGTAGGAGGTAAAGATTATCCTATGACTTGGCAATGGTACAAGAATAGTAAAACTGTTGGTGAACCTTTTAATGTCAAATTAAATGGAGGAGATATCTACATTATGAGTGAGAAAGCAGTTGGACAGGATTGGAAGAAGAGGAGTCTATTCACTCTTCGACACGCTGCCGGATCTAAGGCTTTCTCTTCCTAATTGTTCTTTTTCTACGACCACCTGTTTGTTTGGCTGGTGCTGGTGCTGGTGCTGACAAAGGATTTGTAAGTGCTTTACCAATATCTTGTTGTGTTAATTCAATAACCTTAGCAGGTATTCCAGCTTTACCACTCAAAACTCCTTGGACAGTATCATTTGCAGGTATATTTCTGACAAATAGATATATTATAAGTAATAACACACCGAATGTTGAGTAACATATCCAATTCACTATTGCCAAACCAGTATTCGCTTTTGCCAATTTTGAATTATATCCAAGTGACATGTAAACAGAGTTTATGATAATACATGCAAAAAACAGTCCTACATAAATCATTATAAAGTATAGATTACTATTACCTGAACTGAGCATATTCATGAAAAATGTTTTGACTTTACTACTTACTAGAGGTTTTCTAGCAACAGTCATCATGTATATTCCTAATCCGACAAATGTTATTGATGTCAAAAGCATGAGTACATTGTAAATTATCATTGTTACTGATCTTGTTTTATTATCAATTTGTTGGTTAGTGGATGTAGATGCAAGTTTTTTATCATCTTCTTCATCTTTATCCTCCTCATCTGAAAAGAAATCACGAGTAGATCCAGTTTCATAATTATTTGTCACATTTCTCTTTTCTGTTGTTTTCTGATTATCCTCTTCTGTTGTCTCTTCTCTACTTCCTTCCTCTTGTCCAGATTCATTCAAGATAGCTTTGCATGCAGCTACACTATTTGCATTGTTAATTGCTACATTTCTAGAGTCTGTTGAGCTTGTACCAGATGGATTTTCGAGATCTCTTTGTTCAAAGATAACAAACGAGTTGTCATTTGCAGTTGGATTCTGAAGTTTTCCAATAGCACTGTACAAAGTATTATAAGCTTGTGTTCCCGTTAATATCTTATTATCATGGTTAACTTGGGAAACAGTTGATATGAATCCGCTTTTGAAACTATTTGGAACATAAACTTGATTTTTGTAAACGTACCAGTTAACAACTGGATTGTTTGGATGTGTATAGTTATAGAACCATTTGTTTTTTGGAAACAGATCCTTAATGTCCCAATCAGCGAGAGTGGATACTGTTTTTTGTTCATTTTTATCAGGTAAGTCTTTTCCTAACGATTCAAAAAGTTTGTATGCATTTATCGAACCGTCCCCAACTGCAGTTGACATGTCTGTTGTTTGTTCCAAAAGAATGGAGAACACATTGTAAACAGTGTTACCTTGATATTCATTTTTGAAAACAATGAATACTTCGCCGTCAAATATTTTTGGAGAACCGTTGATATAAAGTCTGTGTAGAGATGGACATGTTATAATAATATCCTCCAATTTGAAGAGTTTCTCTGCAGGGCAGTTTTCCGCAGAACACATATCGATTGTTTGATAACATTGAAACTTTGTTGATGGAGTTTTCGCACCAACATCGGTTTTTACATAAAGTTTACCATTCTGATTTGTTACTACGAACTTGTTCTGTTGTTTGAAATCGAAGTCTATATTGCAACTCTCTATACATGGTAAGATATTGCCTGGACCCCCAACTAAGATAGGTGGAGCTGATAATTTAAATATAATTTTTGATAGATCAATATTAGCTGTCGAATCAGACATATATATAATTATAACTACATTATAATTATATCAATAATAACAATAGTTTTTTTAATATCTGGTCAATTTCGGTTCAACAAAATTGTTAACAAGTTTCGGTGAATACTTTTTCCTTACGTCCTTCACATTGTAAATCCTCCCTACTGATCCATACTCATCAAAATTCTGATAGAATGCTGGGAACTCATTATAATTGTATCCTAAAATACCACTCTCTTTCGGATATATCTGAATCCTTCCAGCTCTCGAATACAGTTTATCAAAATACTCTTGGCTACTCAATTGAGGTTGTACAGATACTGGTGGTGGAAGTACTCCCTTTTTATATCTAAGTTTCTCACCCCTATCTATCTTATCCAAGTTTTTCAAATGATTGTATGGAAGTTCATTCTTATTATCCTTGAAACATTTCAACCAGTTCACATAATCTTGTAAAGTGAAATTCTCAGAATAGTTTAACATGAATATTCTCTTATCAATTGGTGACATATCGGATGGGAATGCGTAATTTGTTGGTCCATAATTACACATCACTGTTCTACCAGTTTTACACTTCTCATGATCTAAACAACAGATACTACTCTTGTCGACAAAAACAGTTGGATCTAATGGTTTGAATCCATTATCTGCATTGTCAAATCCCTCAATTGTATCCTCCTCTTGTTCATACATTTTTGGTCTATTGGATTCCATCTCAGATTTGATGCTATTCTCTGCCAGATTAAGAGACTCTTCCTCAACTTCTATGGATGGTGATGGTTCTGTATCTTCTGCTGATTCCTCATGTGTAATTGTGGATGGATCTATGTTGATTGAGATATGCTTCAATCTCTGGTTTAACACAGCAACGAGTATTTTTCCAGAAAGATATGTAACAAAAAGAAATAGTATTATAATAGCTATCACTAACCCTATTTTAGCTAATAAGTTCATGACTTCTCTAATATTTATAATATTATTTTTTATCCAAAATTATTCATCCTCTTAGATAAAATGTTTGACTGATTCCTCCTCTCCATATAACTCAATAGAATATTCGACTAGATCACCGTAATCATCACGCTTCCCAAATAAATCAAGCTTCAAAGCTGATATATCAGTCTTAATTGCCAATCTCCACAAACCGTTAGTTTGTAGATGGTTTGGAACAAGCAGAATGTTTTTGTAATTCATCTCAATCGCTGAGTCAACAAGACGTGACGACATAATAGTAAACTTATTTTCAGCACAATTTCTCTCAAAATATCGTTGAAATTCATCCTTTGTAAGATGCATTTCACCGTAATAACTACTACTGATACTGATGTAGGTTTCTTTTTTCTTAATATCTTGATCAGATGATTGATACAAGCCGAACAAAAAACCAGTAGTACCAAATGCAATCAATGCAACACCTGTTCCCATTACCAATTCATTAATTTTCATTAACTTAATATTCTACAAAGAATATTAAGATATTTTTTATTCAATTTTTTATAGACGGGGAGATTGTATCTCCCCCTACGCAACCTACAACCAGTAGACTGGGGGGTTTACGGGACAGTCATGCTTTGTCGTATAAACGTTTATAAGTTGTCAAAATGGATGTAATAATTGACTCCTCCACTGTTAATTCTCAAATATCGGTCTCTCAATTTCTGATCATCCATCGCTCCCGTTGGCTCAACGATATCTATATACAACTTGTACCCAAAACTGTTGAAATACTTCCTCATCTCCTTCAACTTCTCTTCTCTAATCATCTTCAGGGACAATCCAGTATTTCCAAACTTTATCTTACATCCTGCAACAAAAATGTCTACTAAAACTTTGAATTTGAATTCATCTATCTCCTCTACTGTTTTGAGGTGACTATAATCCAACTTTAAATGTAACGATTTCTCTTCTCCTGGTTGTCCAGAGAATATTGTGTATGCAAAATCTATCACAGAACCGGTTTCTTCGTTCATAATATAATGTTTTTATTATAAAATATCTTTAAATTAGTATGCATAAGGAATTTTTCCTATTGTTTTTTTATACTATTTTTGAAATGTTCTTTGAATTCATTTGTCAACATAATTTTTTTCAAATAACGATAACGGTCTTGTTCTGATATATATGTATTATCATTTAAAAATATTTTATCTTTTACAAGGATTTTATAAGCCCGTTCAAGTATATATACATCGTTTCCAATATCAATTTGTTGAAGTAAATTATAATTACTTTTTTCTAAAACCCATTCAAATATTTCATCATTTGTATCATCTTTTATACACACACTTAAGATATAAACTAATTTTGTATGCCCAGATTCACTATCTATTTCTAAAAAATGATCTAATGCTCCAATATTGTACATATTTTTTAACAATGTCAACTTATTCATACTAATTGCCGCTCCAGGAACGTTCATATGTGTATAACATATTTTACCTTGTTGTTCCAAACATTTTTTTAGAACTTCCCATTCCTTTTCTAAGGATGGATTCATACGTATCAGTTCAGTTGAAAATTCAGTTACAAAATCTTCACCATCAAACATTCCACCATTATAATATTTACCATACTTTAACTCATCTTTATTTTTAATTTTGTAATCAAACAGATATAGAATACAATCTGATTGTCTACTATCCAATGCAATATACAAATATTTATATGTGAATTTACACTCATCACTTTCAAGTAACCTCTTTACATTCTTAATGTCACCATTCCTAATATACTCTTCAATCATTTTATATTATTATTATATTAAATTTAAGTATAAAATGCCATTAGTGAAACAATACTCGGACTTACACATATTCTTGAATTAAAAATTGATTTTTAGTTTAAAAGGATAATGTCAATGTCTAACATTCGTATGCATCGCAGAGATTATTACAGATATTCACATAAGGGTTCAGTGAGACAGCAGAAATATCGACCCAAACTGATATTCGATAACATTATCAGTAGTAGGCGACAGATTAAGAGGAAGGATCAGAGTGTTTATTCTGGTGGTGAATCAAAGAGAATAAAATACGATTTTGATGACCATGATGATAAACAAGATCCCAGATATGTAATGTGTAGAGCTATGTTTCTTATGTATATGTTGGTATGGGGTGTTCCTATTTATTATGCTCTTCTGCTTTCATCTAATATGCGTTGAACAACTGTTATTTATAAAAAAAATTGAATTCGCCATTAGCATTTCGAACCAACTTTTTTTTTTAACAAAAAAAATTGAATTCGCCATTAGCATTTCGAACCAACTTTTTTTTTAACAAAAAAAAATTGAATTTAAAAAAATGACTATTATTCATAGGTATTAGTGTACTATGAATAATGAAGAATTGACTGATTATTTGACCCCTTTTACTAAGCTCACTTTTCCAAAGTGTTCTAAGACAAAGATGGGGTTTTTCACCGGAGTCATGAAGACAATGACTGACTTCGTTGACAAACAGATGCCAATCTCAAAGACTCGATGCAAGAACATTGCCAATCGTTGGTCAACTATGTTGAACAACAAGGTAAATGATGAACTCAGAGATGAGGTCTACGCAGCAGGGTTTACACAAGAGTTTTGGGACAAGTTTGCAGAAATGGGTGATGTTAACTTCACTGCTATTACGAATCAACGTGATCAACGTCGACAGAGGAATAAGGAGTACAGGAAGAACCGTGGTGTTCAGTACTCTGCACTTCTTCGAATGACATTGGAGAGGAACGATAATGATGGAGTGACTGTCTCAACGAAGAGGGTTTTTTTCAAAGATCCTTCTTTCCGATTGCCACGACTTCGTGATAGTGATAACTTATACGGATTCAATGTACCGAATCGTGTGATGGACAACATCTACGATGGTAAATCATCTGAACTCGAGGGAGAACATGTTCTCCATCTTGAATGGAAGAGATCTCGTGACGGTAAGCGTTTCTTTTGTGAAATTGCATCCTTCGCTGACGACAAAGAGCCAGACCACGATCTGTTCGATATGAACAAGCTTGGTGGAGGAGCTGGAAAGGGTAAGAAGAGAGGAAAGAATATTCACAGGACGGTTCACACGGGATACTTCCCAATGACGGTTAAGTTGATCCGATCGGGACAGCATAAGGATAAGTACAAGGTTTACACCAAAGCTTTCAAACTTGCACCCAATGAGGATGGTATCTTCTACTTTTTCAATCGCGTTGGCGATAACAAGTATGGATTTCCGCATGTTCCACCAGAGATCATGGACGACCTCTTTCAAGACACCGATCTGGAGTCTTATGAGGGTCAGCACACTTTCAAGTGCAACTGGCGAGTCGTTAGTGAGAATGGAAAGGAACGTGTCTATCCAGTTCTTGATCAACTGGCAGATGATGTCGAGGTTGAACTCGAGTACATCGATCCAGATAGCATGAAGAGGAAGATTGAATCACGAATCAAGAGTAATAGTGCCAACCGAAAGTTCTCTACCAGCGTTGCAGACACAGTTGCAAGGCGAACGGAAGAGAGAACTAGGTAAGTAGCTTTACAAATTCCGAAATAATAATTTCGGAATATCTTTATAATTTTGTAAATACCTTATAAATAAGGTATGTACTGTGGAAAATCTGTTTCATACATTGTTACTCTGTATGGTGATTTGTTGTATCCTTTGATGAAAACTATATCATTAGTTCCTAATTCCTCTCCACGTCTCTTGGTTATAACCTTCATCTTAACATCATGATGTCCAGCTAACGTATAATACTCCCAATTTTCATTGAATCTTGGGTATCTTCTTCTTCCGAATAATGGAAGAACCTCATTGTCATGGGCGTACAGTTTATAGAGTGATCCCACCTGTTGTGGTTCACCTAATGGTCCACGTGTTCTAATATTGATTGGTGCTATATTGTCATTATTAATATTTATCGGATACATCGGATTTGCAATTGGTACTTGTGTGCCTCCTAAACATGGAGTGTTTCTTGCACCACATCCAATAACTTGTGGCGGAAGTGCCAAATTTGGTCTCCAGTTTTGGTTATAGAACTCTCTGCCTTTATAAGGATATCTGAGTGGATTGTAAACTCTATCTAACGCATTGACTTGTTGAGGAGTTCTCTCAATACCTCCAATTACAACTCCTTGGTTTTGGGGCATTGGTGACAGAGGAGGTGCGATAAACTCCTCCGCGGTTGGTTGTTGAAACAGATTCAACTGATTATTTTGATAAAATAGATAAACAACTACAATTATCAGAATGATAATTACAACGTACAGTATATTAATACTATTTTTCGCCATACTTACATTAAAGTTAGATAAAAATATTTGTAAAAAAAATTGATTTTTTTTTGTGAAAGACAAGTATTTTTCCACAAAAAATATGAAATTGTACAAGATTTTTGCAAAGCTTATTGACAATATGTCACCCAATAAGATTTTTCACATTTTTGATGATGTGGATTATAGTGGAAAATTTATGGTAAACCCCCAAAGGCATTGTTCTATAAAACAAATGGTTTTTTACGCCAAATACAAATTTATACTACCATATATAATTTCGAATCCTAGTAAGAATTGGAATTGGAATCATGTACAGTATGCCTTTTATTGTTACATCAAAAACCAATATGCATATAAACAAATAATAGAGACTAGATGTATAGAATTTCTGTGTAAATATCATGAAAAGATAACCATATGGTGTGAATTTACGCAATATCTTTCAGCTGATTTTATTCAAAAACATCCTAATAAAGGTTGGTATTGGCATTGCATATCAAATAAAATTATCAATAATTTTGATATAAATTTTCTTATTCAACATAAATTATTTTATTTGGTTTACAAGCACGAGGATTTTTCATTGGATATAGTGGAGAATAATATTGAAAAAGAATGGGCTTGGAGTCCGCTTACAAGTTATGCATCATGGAAATTCATCAATGATCACCTAGACGACCAGAGATGGAAATGGAATATAGGGTATATTTTAAATAGAAAACCAATAACATTGAAGTTTATGAAAGAGAATAATACGCAGATTGTTTTCGACTTTAGGGACTTGAGTCATAATCCACATATGACTATGGATATTGTCGAATATTTTATTGATGAAAATTGGAATTATCTAAGTTTGATAAAGAATGGTGTTGTTGGTGTCGATTTCTTTGTAAAACATCCTGAAAAAGTTAATGATAGCGTTTTAAGGTATTTGATGGAATATTCTTCCATCGAGAGCATGAAACAATGTTTTCCAGAAGTTGTTAATAACAATTATTACGAAGTTGAAATATCAAAAAACAATAATATTACCATGAAAGAAATACAGAACTATGCCGATGATATCAATATTTTTATTATGATGAATTTTAATACTTTTAAAGGATTGGAAAAAAGAATAAAAAATAGAACACAGTCGTTTTACATTTTACAACAAAGTCTATTATCAAGTGAAATTGTGAGACATATATGTACAACGTTTGTTTGATTCAGGAGTATATTATAAAAAATGATTTTTTTATTTCCAAGATAAGCAATATTTAGTTGAAGGTATGAAATTGGATAGATTTTTTAAAAAAGTTATGGACATGTTGCCACCTGATAAAATTTATCATATATTCGATGACATTGACACCATAACTAAAAGATTAAAGGTGAAATATGGTTTTTTGCGTGGTTATATTAAATATGTAGACATAAAACATGAACTTATATTGCCATACGTAATGTCCAATCCCGATAAAAATTGGAATTGGAATACTTTACAAAATATCTTTTATCGAATCATATATAACACAGAGAGATCTGATTATGTAGAGTTTTTGTGTAAACATCATGACAAGATAACTATATGGAATAAACTCACAAAATTTGTTTCAGCTGATTTTATTCAAAAACATCCTGATAAAAATTGGGATTGGAAATCTATATCCGTTAATGAATTTGATATTAATTTTTTGATTCAAAATAAACAGTTTTCTATGTTATCGGAACATAATGATCTGACATTGGATATAGTGGAGAAAAATATTGAAGAGGAATGGAATTGGGTCGTACTTACAAGAAACACACCATTTAAATTAATTGAAGAACGTCTTGATGGTCGGAAGTGGAAATGGGATATAGGTGTGATCTTGAGATCGAAACCAGTAACATTAGAATTTATCAAAAATGTCTTTGCCGAGATGCCTTGGGCTTTTTCATATATTGGACTTGAAATAAATCCACACATAACTATAGATATAGTTGAGGATTTAATCGATGAAAAATGGAATTTTGATTTTGCACAATTGGTAGAGAACGGTATAATTGGTGTTAATTTCTTTGTAAAATATCCTGAAAAGATTAATGGTTGTGTTCTACAAGAACTATCAAAATATTGCCCTATTGAAAGTGTAATACAACATTTTCCGGAGGTAGTTGATCTATACTATTTTGAAACAGATATTGCACAAAATAAACACATCACTATGAAAGATATAAAGAGCAATATTGATAATATCAATGTTTTTACTATGTTTCATTGTAACACATTTGAATATATGGAACAAAGAATAAAATATCGAACACAATCGTTGTACGTTATACAGAAAAGTCCATTATCAAGTGAAATTGTGAGACATATATGTGAAACTTATCTCTAATAATCTTGTCCTATGTGACAGGTTGTAGGGTTCAAAAGGGAGATGCAATCTCCCTTTAAAAAAAATTGATTTTAATTTATGCTCTGATATTCACAATTTATAAAAAATCAAATGAGTGACGCTCAAAAGAAATTGGACAAAATTGTTGAACTGATTGGAATTTATGGACAGATCGATGAAAACCATCACAAAACATGGGTTATCGATCAGGTCACAAGAATTGCACTTGGATCAAAATACGATGAGTATATCAAGGAGTACACAAAACCTTTTTACGTTAAAGACAGTAGAGGAAACTATTGGGATAGCTACTCATGGAATGAAGGCGTTCCACCGTAAAGGTTTACAGTGATGATACAAAAAAGCGAAGCTAAGCATAGGGTCTATTAGGGAGATGCACTCTCCCCAAAAATTGATTTTTATAATACAAAGTATGCAAAACTGCATACAATATCATGAAAATAGATATTATTATCAATCTTTTGAAGAGTAATCCTGGTCTTGATTGGGATTATGATGGTATTATACAATTTATGCCTTGTCAAGCAATTATGAGATTCCTTAACGAGTTTCCATATGTTGATTGGGATTGGGATGTTAACAGTTGATACATTTCTTTATAAACGACATACGTAATTATATTCTATACATGTAACGTTAAAATAATTTAAAAAAAATACTATTATACTATATTATAGAGATGAAATGGTTATCGAAATTTATCCAAATGCTCTATACTTAATATATAAAAATGTATCGCCATAAAATGTTTGGAAGAAGGTGGTGATTGTCCTCGGACAAATTAAAAACCACTTGTTTAAATGTTATTAACATTTGTTTTTATATTTTTTTTTTGGGAAAATTTTGTTCCATTTATTATAAAACAGGTGTAATAAACATATCAATAAATTGGATTTGAAAAGGATTATCAATTATCGTTTTGACAGAGAAATACGTCTGCGTAAACACTTGAAGGAGATCAAGAAGAACATATTTATTCTTGATCAATTTGAAGAATTATCAAAAGACCTCGCAGTATATATTGCAAAGGATTTTGTTTAGGATATATATTTATATAATAATTATTTATAAAAAATGTTGTTGAGAGTAACAAAATTTAATAAACATTGAAGTTACTCAAAATATCATTTGTCGTTGAATCACCTTTTTCAACAAATACCATCCTAAGATGTTCTGGGCAATAACAAACCCCATCCCAACCAGATTTTTTTTCAAAGAACTTTTCAAAAGGTTTCTCAAAAAGCATATACGTATAATATTTTTCACTACCATAGTAGTCAAATCCGTCCGAAAAAATTTCTTCATCATTATCATCCATCTGTTCCATTATTTGCATATACTCTTTCCCATCTATCTCTACATTCTGAAAATTCTCCATAATATATTTATCCAACGATTCAGTGTATATAACATCATGAACGTATGGCAGAACTTTGTTGCAACTTAGTATTACAATAACGTATGATTTCATATTATAATGAATATGTTATAATATGAATACAAAAAAAATCAATTTTTTTATTTACAATACACAAGTCTGGTTGCAACTTTAGTTGCAACACAGGTGACAAGATCTACTCGAGTTTGGATCACTAATCTGAATGGTCGGAGTCTCTGTGTATCCTCTTCCCTCATTTGTTACATTAATGTGTTGAACTCTTCCATCATCATCAACTATACATTCTGCTGAACCACCTGATCCTCTTCCATCCTTACTGACAATCTTCACAATTGGTGGAGTGTCCTTGTAATATCCACTACCACTATCAGTTATGTGAATTCTTCTTAATTTGCCATCACTAATTTCTGCGACAGATTTACACGGTTTAGAAACAGTCGCATCACCACATGACATTGTCATACCACTACTCAATCCACTAATGGAGAAACTACCTTGTTCAGTGTATCCATCTGGACATTTATCACTAAAAAATTGACATTTGAGAGCTTTCTTCTGGAAATCACTCTTATCTAAATCCTTTGATCCTAAAGCTTGTGGCTTTGCATTTATAATTGGCATCTGTTTTGTATTATTATCTAAAGATTTAGATGTTAATGCATCAGTAAGTTTATCATTATTATTACCAGCTTGTGTAAGGCTATTCAAATACTGTGCCTCTAAGTTTGATTGAGCTGTTCCTGTTGGCATACCATTTGCCAAAGTGTTCCCAGGAATTGGCTGATTTCTCAACTTCTTCGAAACATCATCTCCAGTTGGAACAACAGTAGGTTCGATCTTCATTGCATTGTTTGGCTTGTTGAACATCCCTTTTAAGGAGAAATCTTCCCTTAAGGAGAAATGTTCCTTTGAGTTAGAAGAAAAACCTTCAACCACATCACCACCATCTCCCTCTACATTAACCGGTGCTGGTTGAACTGGATACATTGCAGTATTTGCATGAATTGGATTTGTTGCTATTAAGTGAGGTCTCACAGTCTGATTGTGAAAGAATCGCAAGTTTCTCCACTTCTCGTCTCCACCAGTGAAAGTCTCTATCTGAATAGGAACATTTCCTCTACTGTGAACAGGTGCAGTTGCAACATTTGGCATACCATTACCTATTCTGTTTGGTTGGGAGTATCTCAAGTTTCTCCAATTCTTATTATACTCATTCTCTCCTCTAATCTCATTCTCAAATGTCTCTCTGGATCTATTGTAATATGAACAGATCAATAATAAACAGATTGGGATTAAAACAATCAACACTGAAATAACATGCTCTCTCTTAATCATATGTATATAGTATCTAATATAATAATTTTTATGTTGTTCGTATAAAAATTATTGTAAAAAGAGCCTTTAGTCGTAAACCCCTGTCTACTAGTTGTAGGTTGCGTAGGACGGGGGCATGACTGCCCCCGTAAACCCCCTGTCTACTAGTTGTAGGTTGCGTAGGACGGGGGCATGACTGCCCCCGTAAACCCCCTGTCTAC